AAAAGATGCACTACTATAAGTAACATTATCAAAGTCAACTGAAGCAACTGCTGTACTCGAAGCAACTCCAAGTCTTGTTAATGTTTTAACTGAATAGTTAGTACCACCTGTTGTATCTACTTCACCGTTTCCAGTTCCTGCTAAATACACAGTTGAAGCTGTTGTATATGGATTAGTTGTGTATAGTGAAATTTTAAAAGTATTTCCTCCTGATGCCTGAAAATCGTGTTGTCCAGACAAAAGTGCACCTCTAAAACTAAATGGTATAATATTTGCCATATTTTTTTTCTCCTATTTATTTTCCATAACTTGATGGTGGTTTAACGTTAAGTTGAGCACGAACTTCACCATCTTGATATTCGTCTCTGCGTCTTTGACCGATTTGCTCGATCGCGTACGATTCTATTGCCTCGTTATATTGGCTTTGATAGTATTGTAACATATCTGTCGGACCTTTCAAGTATCCATATGCATTTACCAGACATGCGTACAAAAGTAAATCTTGATATTTATTAGATAAATAAGTTCCTGCTGTTGCTGGAGCTGGTGTTGATGTAGTATCAGTTATTGTTTCTGGTTCTTTATCATAAGCTAATGTAATTTCATATGTTTGGTCTGGTGTAGGGGCTAAAACCCAAAATTCTTCGTCCCAATTTGCATAATATTTTGGGATATCTACAGCTGATGATCCAGGTGTAGAGTAAAATTCTGCTATGTAAGATGTATCTTTTTGTTCTAGATAGAACTGATTACCAGCAGAATCTTTAAATTGAACATATCTAATGGCTCTTAAATCGTCTGGTATTGTTACATATCTATTTCCAACGATAGCATTTGATGTTGCATAAAATACACTTTGATCAGTATCTATTGCTCTATAAATTTTATTTTCTGCATTTTTAATTATAGTATCTAAAACTGAATCAGTTAAAACATTACTACCAACTTCAGTATAGTTTCTAATATCGTCTCTTAAATTTGTTAAAGTGTATGCCATTATCCGTTTACTACCTCTAATGTTACTGGTCCTGCAGAGCAGTTGTCTCCACCACCTGATACACCACCTGTTGTAGCATTACTAGTGCTTGTTATATGAAAATAATTAATTGGTTGTGTTAAAGGATCAGTTGTTGTAGCTCCCGTAACAGTTCCTGTAGAATCTATTTGTCCTAAAGCAATGGTAAATCCAGATGTATTATTAAGGTCACTGACATTATCAAATGTAGGTATATTTGCAAAAGCTTGTAAGTTTCTTAATTTAGGTTGTTCAATTAAATCTGATCCAGCAGGTCCAGCAGAAGTTACAATAGGTGGTCCTCTAAATCTTACAACAGAGCCAGCTGCTCTTTGATGATTTTCTGAAAAAACATTTACAAAAGTTGTTCCACCAGAAATTACAGTTGTAAATGGATTGTTATCTAAAAGTATTAAACTTGTTTTAGATGCAGGTTGTGGTCTTGGATTAAACAAAGCCTGTGGATCAGAGCCAACTGGTTTTGGTTCTAATTGTGGTTGCTTAGGTTCAAACTCAGATGTGTGAACTAAAGATCCATTCCATTCTCTTACCATTTCATCATATGGAAATCTTAAACCAGATCTATCCGATATAGCGTATGCGTATTTTCCTGAAGCGTATTTAGCCATTATACTCCATCTCCATAAAATGTTTGCGGCGAAATAAAAGTGGATGTGCCTTGATTATCTGCATCAAGAGCTCTTAATAATTCACTTTCATATCTTCGTTCTAATTCTTGACTTCTGTCTGGTGAATATTTTTGACTTAAATAATATGCAAGACCAGACATCATGCAAGGATAAAATCTGTTTACTATATCCGAAGTATTTGTATATGCACCAGCGTCTTGAATTTTTGCTAAATAATAAAAACAAAATTGAAAATTACTTGGTGTTGTAGAATCTGATACACTTGAACTTGGTGTAGTATATAAAAATATACTTGGATTTAATTTTCTTTCTACATAATATTGTGAAGGTGTACCTTTAGCTAATTTATTTGGTGTTTGTGAATATGTGGATCTATCTATTTTTGTTAATGCAATATCTTGTGGTGCTGTTGCGTCTGAATTATTTCTATAATAAGCTTCTAAAACTGTATCTAAATCTTCTGGAAAATTCTCTGAGTCTGCTGCAAAATTATATTCTGCTTGACCTTCTACTAATGGAACTTTTGCAAGTTTAACTTTCCATAAATGAACCCCTCTATTTGCCCACTCTTGAAACATTATGTTTAAAGATCTTCTCGCTGATCTTAACATATATCCTGTTCTTGCACTTTTAACACCAGTTCTCTCAAATGCTTCTTCTATAATATCATCTATTTGAGGATTAAATTGTGTTTCTTCAGATGTTGGTGAAATTGTTTGAGCAGTATTACCCATACCGCTGTGATTAGTGCAGTAATAAAATAATAAAGGTGCACCTGTAGTTCTTACAGGTGCAACGTTAAATGTAGTTTGCGCTCCTGCATTGCCTGGAGTTCCTGTAGATGTAATACCAGATGTGTAAGCAGCTACGGGATCATTATTTGGATTTCTAGAAAAAGCAATTTGGTGAACTCCACCCACTGCATTACTAGAATCTGATTGATCAAAAATATAAGTGTTACCCTCTTGTAAATACAAGACAGGGGCTAGTTCACCGTTAATATAAAATCTATTACCGGTTCCGTATTGTGTTGTCCCCGTTGCTACGGTTACTTTGTAGGTTATTGTAGTCACTTAAAACTCCTAACCAAATATTACTGTGCAAAATGTAACTGCTGTTGCAATTGTCAATTTAATACTTGTTGCACATCTAATACCTGTACCAGGAAATTGAATGTATTCTGTCATACCTGCTCCATTACTATTATTAGTAGCTCTAACTGTAAACTCTGCAACAGTTGTAGAGTCATCTTGTAAAGTAACAGTGCTTTGTGCAAGATTAGGCTCTTTACTAATGTAAAGACCTACAATTCTACCTGGTCCTGCAAATATTGTATGCGTAGCAGCAGTTGATTTTTGTACCGCTTTTACATCGACTGGATATGTACTCATTAATTTTCTCCTTAAATTTATGTGTGGGCCGAAGCCCACACTAAATTAATTATTAACTTAAATTGTTATTCTGAATGTATCTTATAGTTAAGAATCCTGTACCAGTACCAGTATTAGTATTAGTTAAAAGAATTCTTTTATCAGAAGTTCCAATATCAGCATAGTTTGCAACTCTAGTCGCGTTAGCTCCAGCAGTTATAGAAATTATTCCTAATGTTCCGCCTGCTACACCACCAGCTGCTGTTAATGCTGTTGCGTCTCCAACAAAACCAAGTCCTGTTGTACTCGCTGCTCCAGACCAAATTGCAGTTACTGATAGTTCAGCTCCTACGATTTGTGAATTTGCAGGAAGTACGATGTTAGTTTCTGTTGATGTCGCTGTTTGATCTACAGCCACTGATTGACACATTACAACTTGACCTGTGTTTTTTACATCATCGCCAAGTGTTGTGCCTGTTGTATTTGCAATCGTTCCCGCTTTAATCGGTCCCGAAAATGTAGTTGATGCCATAATTATATCCTCCTAGTTTCCGAACATAGTCTCTAGGCCGTCGACTATACGCGTCTATGTTCTAATTAATTGTATAGTATGTCTTTTATACATTACATTTAATCAGAGCGCAAGTAGGCTGTGTTTTTGAATTGATTTTGTTTGTAGCTCTTAAGTGGCTACAGAAACTTGTGGTTCAGAGCTTTCTATTTTATTTTCTAAATCAGCTTTTTTAGCTTCAGCTAATTTAATATGGCTGATGACATCTCTAACTTTTCTGTCAATCTTAACCATGTTGAGAGTATATTTACCCTCTTTAAGATGCTCCTGCTCCCACTGAAGATCTAGACCCCTCTTCTCCTGGTATAGACTTTGTAGATGTTGCATCGTCTCCTCCATTAATAACCTCCTCATAGGTTATTCGTTTAACTCTTGGATCATACATTTCTCCAAGATATTCCCATTTTATATCACCTTTTCCCAATTTGTCAATAATAGCTTTTTCGATGTCTAATGGGCCATCCATGCAGGTAATGGTAACCTCCATTTTATAATAATATGCATATATTTTGACTAGGAAATTTTTCATGTTCACACCTTATATATGAAAAAGGGGCCGTTTAAAAGCGGCCCCTTTTAATTATTTATTACGTTGCGTTTGAACCGAAGATACCTCTTGGATCAGAGAATCCGAATACGTATCTTTCTCTCGCTTTGTATCTAACATTGCCTGTATCAAAGTCACCTTCCATTGAAGTTTTGATAGGTGATCTATTGAAGTGTTTCAGACCATTAGGCACATCAGTTTTAATGAAGAATTTCTTCGCAGCAGTTAAGTAGTTATTTACTACGTACCCACCAGGAATCATATTCATGTTTCTGATTGCGTTAATGTCGTTATCAGCTGTACCTGTTCTACCAGCAGAATTCATAAGTCTGTCAGCAGTAAACTGAAGCGCTGAAGGAATTATTAATCTAGTTCCTGTCGCTGCAATTTTTAGGCCTCTCTCATCTGTAAGAGCTGCGATGTCAATTAATGACTGCTCTAAAGATGTTTCATTAAGTTCAGCTGCTGTTGACAATTCGTTTGAAAACGTACCAGCTAATGTAGGGTGGTCAGTAGCGCAAAGCTCTTTACCATCTCCACCAGCAAAGTTTGAATCGAACGCATTGTTTAGAACTGCTGCACCTTTAATGTTTTTTGTAGATGCCATAGATCTAGCTAAAGCTTTCGTATATCTAGAAGCT